GACCCCGACCCGTCAGTTCTCTAGTTGTGTACTCATTGAGTCTGACGATTCTCTTGACTCTATTAATGCTACCGCTACTTCTATCGTAAAATATATTAGCAAGAAAGCCGGTATAGGTATAGGCGCAGGTAATATTAGAGCTTTAGGTGCTAAGATTGGAGATGGCTCAGTTGTACATACTGGACTTATACCGTTCTTAAAATATTTTCAGTCAGCTGTAAAATCATGTTCTCAAGGCGGAGTTCGTGGAGGTGCTGCAACAGTATATCTTCCAATTTGGCATTATGAATTCGAAGATCTAGTTGTACTTAAAAATAATAAAGGTACAGAAGAAACTCGTGTACGTCATATGGACTATGCATTTCAATTTAATAAACTAATGTATGAAAGACTTATTCAAGGCGGTAATATTACATTCTTCGATCCAAATGATGTACCAGGTTTATATGAAGCATTTTTTGCTGATCAAGAAAAATTTCAAGAGCTTTATGAAATGTATGAAAGAAAAACTTCGATTAGGAAAAAATCTTTACCAGCTCTTGAAGTCTTTTCAGCATTTATTACTGAAAGAAAAGAAACAGGCAGAATATATCTCATGAATGTAGATCATGCAAATGAGCATGGAGCTTTTAAACCTGATCTTGCTCCAATTCGCATGAGTAATCTTTGCTGTGAAATAGATTTACCTACTAAACCACTCAATAGTTATGACGATGAAGAAGGAGAAATATCGTTATGTACATTATCAGCAATCAACTGGGGTTTGATAAATGAGCCTGCGGACTTCGAGAAATATTGTACTCTTGCTGTTCGTGCTTTGGATGAGCTTTTGGATTATCAAAGCTACCCAATTGAAGCAGCAAAAAAAGGTACACTCTCAAGAAGACCACTCGGTGTGGGTATTATTAATTTAGCTTATTTTCTAGCAAAAAGAGGTTTAAAATATGATGAATCAGCATATAAAATTGTTGATGAATATGCAGAAGCTTGGTCATATTATTTGATAAAAGCAAGTGCAGACCTTGCTGCTGAAAAAGGAAGAATGATATATAATACAAGTTCGAAATATTCCGATGGAATACTTCCGATTGATACTTATAAAGAGGCGATAGATACATTAATAAAGCCTAGAGAACGTTTCCCGTGGAAAGTTTTGCGTCAGCAACTCAGAGAGACTGGAATTCGAAACTCTACTTTAATGGCATTAATGCCAGCTGAAACATCCGCCCAAATAAGTAATAGTACAAATGGTATTGAACCTCCTAGAGCTTTAGTATCATACAAACAAAGTAAAGATGGTGTAATGGCACAAGTCGTACCAGGTTACCATCATTTAAAAAATAAATACGATCTTTTGTGGGATCAAAAATCACCAGAAGGATATTTAGCTATATGCGGGATATTACAAAAATATATCGATCAAGGAATATCCGTAAACACATCTTATAATCCAGAAAATTACGAGGACAATAAGATTCCAATGTCTGTGATGATTCAAGACGTATTTACAGCATATAAGTACGGCTTAAAACAATTGTACTATTTTAATACTTATGACGGTGCAGGAGAAATAAAGGATGAAGAAGTCCAACAATTTGAGTCAATTGACTCGACAATCGACGACGAAGACTGCGAAAGCTGCAAAATTTGAAGACTGGGATATGCTTCCAGATGTAGAAGACTTAGAAAAAATAGTAAATAGAGAACTTAAAAAATTAAAGGAATTTGAAAGTGGCAATATTAAAAAGAAATAAAAAATCACATTTGACACGTAATATGTTTTTTGACGATGGAGTAGATATCGCAAGATACGATCAAGTTAAATATCCACAAATAGAAAAAATTACTGATAAACAACTTGGATTCTTTTGGAGACCAGAAGAGGTTGATGTATCTAAAGATAAAAAAGATTTTAGTGAACTTACAGAACACGAACAACATATCTTTACTTCTAACTTAAAAAGACAAATTTTATTAGACTCAGTCCAAGGGAGGGCTCCAAATCTTGCATTCTTACCTATCGTATCTTTACCAGAACTTGAAACATGGATTGAAACATGGTCGTTTTTCGAAACTATTCATAGCAGATCTTATACTCATATTATTAGGAATGTTTACCCTGATCCAAGTAGTGTATTTGATAACCTTTTAGATGTTAAACAAATTCTTGAATGCGGTAACGATATTGCCGAATATTATGATGATTTAATAACAAATAATAATGCACCAACAAATAAAAAAGAACATAAAAGATCTTTATATATGTGTCTCATGAGTGCAAATGCTCTTGAAGGAATACGATTCTATGTATCTTTTGCTTGTAGTTGGGCTTTTGCAGAACTTAAAAAAATGGAAGGTAACGCAAAGATTATTAAGTTTATTGCAAGAGACGAAAATACTCATTTAGCTGGTACTACAGTTATGATAAAAAGATTGCTTGAAGAAGACACTGAAATGCAAAAAATTGCAAAAGAGCAAGAAGGCGCATGTATAAAACTTTTTGAAAATGTTATAGAACAAGAAAAAGAATGGGCAGAATATCTCTTTAGAGATGGTTCAATGATTGGTCTTAATGAAACTATTTTAAAAGATTATATCGAATGGATTGGAGCTAAAAGAATGAGAGCTGTCAATTTATCTTGTCCATATACAGTAGGTCAAATGAATCCATTACCTTGGACAGAAAAATGGATCAGCGGTGGCAATGTTCAAGTTGCTCCACAAGAAACAGAAATTAGTTCTTATGTTATTGGTGGAGTAAAGCAAGACGTTGATACTTCAACATTAAAAGGATTATCATTATGATTAAATATATTGTAACTATTTTATTTTTTATGGCTGCTTTAATGGGAGTCACTTATCAAAATCTTGAGTATAAAGGATATTCAAGAGCTCATTCATGCACAGGTGAATGCTATGCAGAATATGTAAAAGAACATGGATCAGTTGTAGACCAACTTATGGAAGCTCAAGCAGCTGCAGCAGAAGATCCATTTAGTTCTGTAAGAGGACTTTGGGCTGGTTGCGCAGCATGTCATGGTCAAGATGGCCAAGGAATTGGAGCATTTCCTAGACTTGCTGGACAAAATGCTGAATATATAAGTAATAGATTATATGCATATCAAAACAAAGAAACAATCGGTTCTATGAGTTCAACTATGTGGGCTCAAGCTGGTATGCTATCTGATAAAGAAATAGAAACTTTAAGTGAATTTATAGAGGAGACAATGAAGTGATTATTGAAATTTATGGAAAGGACTTTTGTCCATACTGCGATAAAGCCGTACACGTAGCACAACAATTTATTCAAGAAACAAAAAATAAATACGAATATTTCAAACTTGAAAGAGATTTTGATAGAGAAGAGCTTATGGAACTCTTTCCAGGAGCAAGAACTTTCCCTCAAATTAGAGTGTTAAATAACTCAATTGAAGATGGAAAAATTATAGGTGGTTACGATCAATTTGTAAAATGGGTCAGTAATCAAGTATGATTTTAGATTGCGAATATTGTTACAATAAATTTGTCATCAGACCAGATGATCGAGAAGTGAAAATTAATTTTTGTCCGCACTGCGGCGAACCTACTGATGATGATATCGATGAATTAAATTTCGATGAGTGAGTGGATATATAAAGGCCGTCCGTTTCAGCCACCAGAAAATTTTTCACCAGAAGACTATTATGGATTCGTTTATATTATAACTAACAGAGCAACTGGAAGAATGTATGTAGGCAAAAAATTCTTTTGGAAATCAAAAACCTTACCTATTACCAAAAAACGTAAAAGACGTCAGAGACTTAAAGTCGAATCTGATTGGAAAACATATTTTGGTTCTAATAAACATTTACAAGAAGAAGTTCAAATACAAGGAGAAGAAGTTTATTATAGAGAAATATTACATCTGTGTAAAACTAAAGGCGAATGCGCGTATATGGAAACTAAAGAGCAATTTGATAGAGAAGTATTGTTATCTGATAAATACTATAATGGTATAATTAATTGTAGAATAGGCTCAAAAAGTGTGAAAAACTTGTTTACAAATGACTGAAAGTATGGTATAATATAACTATTATGGAAAAATATAATATATTTCAAAAATTAATTGTGTGGATTATTGACTGTTGGAGATTAGTTATGGATAACAGATACAATCCGCTTAGATATATAGCTGATCCATCTATACAAGCATATTTTACTCTTGTACTTTTTATAATGTGGAGTGCTTATTTTGGTATAGTTGCTACAGTCTATATGGGATTCAATTACGATATTGTAACATCGATTATAATTCACATGGCCTTTGTTGTACCACTTATGTTTACTAATTTAGTTTTTAAACAAGCTGAAAAAAACGGTCGCAATTGGATATCTCAGTATAGAACTGATCAAGAAAAAAAGAAATGGTACGATAAAATTAGAAAACCTAATTATGAAAAAAGGATTAAGTGGGATATCGATAAGGAGGCGTGATGGGAAAAGTAATACCATTTCCAGGACTAAAAGAACGTAGAAAAAAAGAAATTAATAAAGAAGTTGATGAAATAAAAAGATTGTCAGATCTTTGTATTGATTCTTCTGTTTATTTACACGATTGTATTGAAGAAGAAATTAAAAGCGGTGGTATAGGAAAGTTATTTATAAATCTTGAATTTAGAGATGAAACTTATCGAGAATCAAGAGATATGTTTGTTATAGTAAATCTTTTAAATGCTATGTTTACACGTCATACTGGTATACCACACATACTTCATAGAGATCTTGACAGACTCTATATCAAAATTAAAAAAATGGCTCAAGAGAATGAAATAGCTCGTGAACTTATGATTGAATTTTTACCTGAGGATTTTGATGATACTGATTGATTATAGCCAAATCGCTATTAGTAATATTATTGTACAAAAATTAAATGATGAATCGATGATTCGACATATGATACTTAATAGTATTAGAATGTATAATAAAAGATACCGCGATGAATATGGCCAAGTTGTTATTTGTGCAGATGGAATGAATACTTGGAGAAAAGATTATTTTCCATATTATAAAGCTCATAGAAGAAAAAATAGAGAAGAGTCTTCTCAAGACTGGAATGAAATATTTAGAATATTGCATTTAGTAAGAGATGAAATAAGAGATTATTTACCATACAAAGTAATACATTTAGAAGGTATAGAAGCTGATGATGTGATTGGTACTTTAACAATGCAAACACAAGAGTTTGGAATGGACGAACCTGTAATGATTGTATCTTCTGACAAAGATTTTATACAATTGCAAAAATTTAAAAATGTAAAACAATTTAGCCCAATACAAAAAAAGCTTGTAACTGATAAGAATCCCAGAACTTATGCATTTAATCATATTATGAGAGGAGATAGTGGAGATGGTATACCTAACGTACTATCTGCAGATGATACCTTTGTCAGTGAAGCAAAACAAACTCCTTTAAGACAATCAAAAATTGATGAATGGCTAGAAGTATCAGATAATCTTAAAGAAGCAATGGATGAAGATACATATAGGAATTATCAAAGAAATAAAAAATTAATCGATTTAACTGATATTCCAGAAAACTTACAAGAATTCATTATAAATAATTTTAATGAACAGGCAAAAACGCCAAATATGAAAGTCTTGAATTATTTAATTAAAAAAAGATGTAATCACTTGATTGAAGTCGTGGAGGAATTTTACAATGGCTAAAAAATTAATATCTGAAGTACTAACTGAAGCTTCAAAAATTATTAAAAAAACAGATCGTATGTCATATCTTAGAGCTCAAAACTCTGGAGCATTACGAGATGTTTTAAGAATTCAGTTTGATGCTGATGTTGTATCAGTATTACCCGAAGGAAAACCACCTTATAAATCTGATGATGCACCAGAAGGTTATCAATACGATAGTCTTTTAAAAGCTCATCGTAGATTTAAATACTTTTTTAAAGGACCAGTAGCAAATCAAGTAGACCCAATACGTAGGGAAAGTCTATTTATTCAATTACTTGAATCTATTCATGCTGATGATGCTGAAATGCTCATCGCTGCAAAAGATCGAAAATTGAACTACAAAGGTATTACAAGTAAATTTGTGAGTGATACCTTTCCAGGTCTATTAGTAAAGCCAGTTAAAGGAGGTAAAAAGGTATAAGACTTCTTTGTTATGATAGTATTAATATTAAAGGAGATTTTTATGAGTGTAACTCAAATCGAGCGCCTTCGAAAAGATATATCAGAGGCGGTATACTATCAACGTAGATTAGAAAAAAAAGGTAAATCAAACCTAGCCTATAAAATGGGCAAAAAGATTGAATACATGAAAAACTGTTTAAATGATACAAAGGAAGACATACTTTGGGAGGTTCATTAGAACCTCCTTTACATTTCATTGAAAATGTGGTATAATATATATTATGAATATTTTTATTTTAGATGATGATCCCGTACTTGCTGCACAAATGCTTTGTGATAAGCATGTACCTAAAATGATTGTTGAATCAGCTCAAATGCTATCAACTGCTCATCGCATGCTTGATGGCACTCCCGTCAAAAGACCATCAAAATCTGGTAAAACCATACAACAATATTACACATTTGGAGATGAGAGAGATAATTTATATTATCTTGCAGTTCATAAGTATCATCCATGTACTACTTGGACTATGGCATCTAAAGCAAATTATATATGGCATTACTTACATTTTGAATCAATGGCAAATGAGTATGAATATCGTAGAAATAAAGTTCATGCTTCATTTCAAAAAATTGGCAAATTACTTAAAA